TATGAATTTAGAACCAAGCTTAAAGCAAAATGTGATGAAAATGGTATTGAATTAAGAGTCGTAGACAGATGGTATCCATCATCCAAAATATGTCATTGCTGTGGTGCTATCAAGAAAGATTTGAAGCTTTCAGATAGAATATATTGTTGTGACTGTGGCTATGTTGAGGATAGGGATTTCAATGCTGCTCTTAATCTAAGAGATGCTTTAACTTACGAAGTTGCATAATAAACGCAAACGTAAGTATGTACTGCGGGCTATCGCAGGAATTTACGACTGTGGAGTGTACACGAACTTGTGAGTAGCGTATTGTTTACAATCGCCAAAGCATACACATCGAAGCAGTAAGAAGTATCCGCAAGGACTTTAATTTCTCGATGTGTTTGAATATATTTGAACACATTTTGAGTGGCAGGTGAGGGATGATATGACGGTAATTGCAAAGAATGGTCACTTTGAAGTTATTGATGAGCATGGCAATGTGTTGTGCTCGGGTGACACCGAAACAGAAGCTGTTGAAGCGTATGAAGAAATAGGATTTGAATAATGTAACATTTGCTTGCTTTATTAAATAAAGCCGCCTTACTTAAAGTAAGGTGTTAGAAAGGTTAGAGAGAAGAAAGGGGTACCGGCTGAAGAAAGTTCGATGCTGGACAGCTCTGGCACGGGATGTCGTCAGGAAACCAAAGCTCTTACACAGAAAAGACTCCTTCCGAAATCAAACCCAAACGAAAAAAGCACATAAAAAGACTACTTTAGTAGTCGATAAGAGCAGAAACCCCAAACGATTAGCCAACAAAAGGTTCAATTTACAGACTCTCCTCAAGTTCCATCTTTATTTAAGAAATGTTACAGCACCCCTTTAGATAGGGGTGAGCGGTTACAAAACTACTACCTCCTCGTGGTGTAACTGGGTAATGCTAAAGTAGAAATAAATTAAAGTGCCATACGAGGCAGAAAGGAGTCACAAAATGACTGTAAAAACATTAAACAATGTGATGGTTATTGAAGCCAACTTTTCAATGGAGGAACTTTTTAAAGTTTACAAACACAAGCCAGATGTATTGTCATTAAAGGATGATGATGGCAATATGCTTTTCGCTGTAAAGCCAAGCGAACACAGAGAGAGTTTTGGCGATTGCGGAATTTCTTTTGTAAGTAATTCTTACACAGCGTCAAAGGCATCAATTACAATTCCTCTCCCATCAGAAGCTGCCGACAACACAAAGGTGTGGATTGCAGAAAACTTTGGTTCAATTCTGACAAATCTTGAACAGATTGAAAGAAATGTATCAGAAGCTTGTATTGATATTGATGCAAACATTGCAAAAATTGTCGGCTTAATTGTAACAGCGTAAACAAGGAGGAAATAATAATGAAAAGCATTAAAGTTCAGAATAATCTTAAGTCAAAAGTAATCATTGGGAACCCAGATGAAATGACAGTTCAGCAGGTTTTCAATGAAGCTCAGCTCGAAATGGGTAATGGTATTCTCAATCTTAACGGCGTTGTGGTATCTGCACAGGATGTCAACAGAACGCTGTCTGACATTGTTGGCGCAAGAGATACATACATTCTTGCATCGGTTGTCAAAGCTGATTGTGCATAATTTGATTTGAAACAAGGGAGAGTACGCTCTCCCTTTGGCATTTGCATTGTCGAAAGACTGCTTTACTTAAAGTAAAGTATTAGAAAGGTTAGGAGCATAAGACTCATCCGGATGGAGATGCCGGGGGAGGCGAAGTGAATGAAATGCACGGTGATGAAAATGAAGAGCGGCGACTATCTCACAAAACCAAGGGTTACAACTGAAAGGAACATTCGTATCCACGGTTTGAAACTGAAAAAACCACATCAAAGCTATAATTACATCAAGAATTCCAATGACCAAGCTTCCCGCAGGCGTCTTCTCGCTGCCATAATTGTATTTAGAAATGCCAAAATCTAAGGAGGAATAGAAAATGGATTTAATTACAAATTTATACACTCGGAGTTGTTTTGATAGCCGTCTTACATTTGGAGATGATTGCCCCAAGATAATCGAAACATTTGTCAAATGTGTTTACGAACCTTATTATACTAAGAACGGTGATTTGCCATCTATATTTTTTGATTGTGTTTCCGGCGCACGGGCACCACAGAGAGCCGCAACAGACAAAGCTGTTTATATATGGTCTAACGACATAGAACCCACCATGGAGGAAATTAATAAGAAATTTAACTGTAGTGTGGAATCGTATGAGAATTATGATAAATATTGCGAATTAACCCACAATAAATCAAAAGGATGGGTTGGCGGCAATCAGTATATTTTTTGGACAGAGCCGTTTAATGCAAAATGTGCAGCAGAAACGATAGCTGTTTTTCTTATTCCGCTGTTTGACTTTGTTTGCACTGCAAAAGAGATCAAAAACAAATTCAAACCAATTGTTGATGGAATAAGCCAAGGTTCGTATGATAAATTGTTCGAGTTAGCCGACAAAATTTCAGAAGAAAAAGGATTATCGAAGATTGTGTTAAATGCTCAAATTGCCGATCTTACGCAGTATAAAAAGAAACGCACTCTTGATCGATTACACGATAGGATTAAGAATTATGAATCGGATTATAGACATTATGTAGCCAATGCGACAAAGGTTTACGAAAACTTGTTGGATTGCAAAAAACAATTATCATTATACAACGATAATGATAATGATAATGCTGCATTGATAGATATGCTTACAAACAACAGTGCGATTTCTAATGTGAAAATTAATGGAGGAGACCTTGAGTTTGTAGTATGCAACCCGATTACTCAGTATGATGAAGATGCTTTTGCCGAAATATTAAAATCAGAAAATTCCACTATTAATAATATGCCAAGCGTAAGTAAGGATGTTTTATGTTGGATGGTTGATGGCAGAATTGATCTATTAACCGAATGTGGAATCGGTATAAATCTTGATAGCAATTCTTTTGATGCTTACGAGACATATATATACGGTTATATGCCTCATCCTCATTTGGCTTTATTTGATTGCTTTGGAGGTTTTAGAATAGATATCGCAACTGCATTAGCAGAAGGCAATATCTGCTATGCAATACAGCTTATTCTTACTGCGTCACAAAATTTGAATTTTATGGATTCTACGGTGATGAGCAAATTGGGCAATCTGCTCAATGAGGCAGACTACTCGTGTATTATGGATAAGGAGTCTGGAGAGGTTATGACAGTAAACGAATGGAACGAAAGGAGAAAATAAAATGCAACTTTTAAAGATGCCGACAGATATAGAAACACCTACAATATCTTTCACTCCATTAGCTTTTGCCAAAATGATGATGCTTGTTGAGGTAAATGACAAAGAAGTGGGGTGGCATGGTACAGTCGAAAGACAAAACAATAACTTTGTTATTACTGATATCTTTGTATATCCTCAAGTAGTTACTCGAACAACCGTTGAGCCTTCTCAGGAAGAGTATAACAAATGGCAGACTGAGTTACCAGACGATATACATAACAGTCTTAGATTTCACGGGCATTCTCATGTCAATATGGGAACATCGGCATCATCTGTTGATGCTAAATTTCAGGAAGACATCGTGAAAATGATTGATAATACTGATTTTTATATCTTTATGATTATAAATAAAAAAGGTGATTTCAATATATATCTTTATGATGGTGTGCTTAATTTAGCATATAAGTCTACAAGTAAGGATACTCAGCCTGAGATAACATTAAACACAAATAATATTCAGTCGTTTGGAAAAATACTTTGTGTTTCACCTGAAGTTTACGACACATTGATGTCTTTCAAGGAAGAATCAAAAGATATGGTTACAGAACCAAAGCCAGTATCGTATTCGTATTATGAATATCCTTACAGCTACGGTAATGCTGGTGTAAAAAGCCAGAGTTCTATTAAACTATCTATTGGAGAGATTCAAGATATATTCGGTGTTCCTTATTTGGACGCCAAAGATGTGCATGATGAGTTGAGTGATCTTGTACATAAAGGAGCGATAACTAACGATAGGAAGTCATTGATTGAACAGGCAAGTTTGTATATATATTAAGGAGGTCTTACGAAATGGATTTAAGTAAATTAGGAGATATTAACCCATATCAGAAGGAGTTGTCAACCACTATACACATAATTGGATGTGGAAGTGTAGGTAGTACGCAGGCAGAGCTTCTTGCAAGATATGGCTTTTGCAAGTTTAAATTATATGACTTTGATTTCGTTGAAAGTAAAAATCTTTGCAACCAGATGTTTTTTAATTCTGATTTAAACCACAACAAAGCAGAGTCATTAAAAAACATCTTGCTTTCTGTTAATTCGGATATCGAAGTTCAGGTGTTTGATAAAGGCTATATTGATCAGCGACTTAACGGAATCGTAATTCTTTGTGCTGACAATATTGATTTGTGCAGAAATATTTGCAAGCAGAATAGACTTAATCCATACATAAAAGTAATGTTGAATTACCGTACTGCAAGATATGATGCACAGCACTATGCAGTAGAGTGGAGAGATAAGCCGAGTGTGGATAATTTGATTAAAACAATGAATTTCACACATGAAGAAGCAAAAGCCGAAACTCCAGTGTCAGCATGCGGAGTAGAGATTGGTGAATCTATTGTTGTAAGAGATATTGTACTTAAAGGTACAACGAATCTGTTTAAATGGATTATCGAAAGAAAATTAAGCCCTTTGATTATATCTTCTCCATATAAATTTGACACGGTAGTAATGTAAAGGAGGGACAATTATGTGCTACTATGTGTGTTTGCCAAAAACCGAATCGAAGCCTAACATTTGGAGTTGGCTTGAAGGAGATATACATTCTCCGCAGTGGTTATGGGGTACTAAATCTGCGGCAGCCACAGTAACTCGCAGAGTTGATTTTATACCTGCAAGTGCAAAAGAAAAATACAATGTCAATTTTATTGTTGGCACATTGGATGCCTTTAATAAAAAATGGAGTTATCTTGGACAAGAAATTGAAAAACATTATTCTCATTTCTATATTCCAAAAAAGAAATTAGACGAATATGGTAGAGTTAAATGGAGAGAAATCTGCGCTCCGGATGATGAATTATCTGAAGCATTGAAGGATTTAAAAGAGATTTTCGAGACTGCGGGTGTTTCATTACATCATACCAACGCATACGCTTATGTTCGACATAGAACAGCCTCGGATGCAGTTTCCAAGCATCAGTACAACCATAGTCGCTGGTGGATAACAACTGATTTTCAAAACTTTTTTGGTAATACTACCAAAGATTTTCTTATGTCTATGATGGCACAAATATTTCCATTTAGTGCAGTTATTGAACGAGATTTCGGAAAAGAGTGTTTAAGCAGGGCATTGGATTTATGTTTTCTTAATGGGGGCTTGCCACAAGGAACTCCAATCAGTCCAATGCTTACTAATATTATGATGATACCATTTGACTACATAATGACAAAAAAGTGCCGTGAAAAAGACTATATATATACCCGATATAGCGATGATATACAAGTTTCACACCGTAGAAAGTTTAATCCAGATGAAGTTCTTGGATTCATCCATGAGACACTAACTCAAATTCACGCTCCGTTTACAATTGAGAAAGAAAAAACAAAGTTTAAAAGTGGAAATCAGTTCGTATTAGGTGTTATGTATAATCAAAATTGCGACATTACAGTCGGTCATAAGAATAAAAAAGAGTTCAAAGCTACATTATTTAATTATATGTGCGATAGGCTAAACGGTAAAGTTTGGGAGTTGCCACAACTCCAACAAATGATGGGTAAATTTGCATATTACTCAATGATTGAAAAAGAGTATTTTGAAAATGTAATGAAGGAATATTCTCGTAAATTTAAACAGGATGTTATGAAATGTATCAAAGCAGACTTGCGTAGATGCTAATAATATCTGGTGGGATTTTATTAAATTCTTAATGAAAATTCATTGCAAGTTTTTCGGAAACCATTTTGTTTGCAAATATATTGAGCAGTCGCCAAGCGGTTAAGGCACTGGACTTTGACTCCAGTATCGTGGGTTCAATTCCCACCTGCTCAGCCAAACGGTATTGTGTAGCTTTATAACCTTGCGGTTCAAAATAAAAATCTACTGTTATTGTAGAAAGACTTTATACTGATCAGTCGCTTAAGTTGGCGTTGAACGGCGGTGTCCCTTGACTGTTGTTCCATCAGCCTTCAGCCTACACAATACCGAATATGACACAGTAGTCCAACGGCAGAGACAGCAGACTTAAAATCTGCACAGTGAGAGTTCAAATCTCTTCTGTGTCACCATATGGACTGTTAACTCAACAGGTTAGAGCGGCAGACTTAAAATTTGCGGGTACAGGGTTCGACTCCCTGACAGTCCACCATTTGCAAGTGAGTGCAATCGGCACAAACTCATTTTGTAACCTCCTTGACGCATGACGGATAAGCGTCACCATAACGGTACATGGTTGTTCATCGGTATGAACTGAGTCCGTCCAAATAAAAGAAAGGAAAAAGTCCAATGAAGAAGTTAAAAGCTGAACTACATAGAATGAGATTCTGGATAAGTGCAATATCAATCTCCGTTACGATTCCATTGTTTATAATTGCTCGATTGGGAGCAGTGAATGAACGAAAATCAGAAATGTTCGGTGGCGAATTATTGATTTTGTTCATTGCATTCATTGCAAATATGATATACATAAACATCAAAGATACAATAATTGAGCATCGCAGAATGACGATGATTCTCAAAAGAAAGAAAGTTCCAAAGCCCACAATTGTGGTTAAAAATATTAAGAGTATAAAGGAGAATACATAATGTCCAAAGTAGTTAAAAGTTACAAAGGTTTTAATAAAGATATGACTTGCAGAGGCTTTCAGTATGAAGAAGGCAAAGAATATGAAACAAGTAAAGCTGTTGTTTGTAATGAAGGGTTTCATGCATGTGAACACCCTTTAGTTTGTTTAGATTATTATCCACCAAATACAAGTATATATCATGAAGTTGAACAGACAGGCGAATTTTCATCCGTTTTTTGTGGTGGAGATTCAAAAATTGCATCAACTAAGATTAAAATTGGTGCAAAATTAAGCATAGCCGGACTTGTTCAGGCTGCAATAGATTTTACCAAATCCAAAACCGTCACAACGCAGGATGTTACAGAAGATTACGGTGTGTCCTCGGCTACAGGAGATAGCGGTGTGTCCTCGGCTACAGGAAGTGGTGGTGTGTCCTCGGCTACAGGAATTTGCGGTGCATCCTCGGCTACAGGAGATAGCGGTGTGTCCTCGGCTACAGGAATTTACGGTGCATCCTCGGCTACAGGATATAAGGGTGCATCCTCGGCTACAGGAATTTGCGGTGCATCCTCGGCTACAGGAATTTACGGTGCATCCTCGGCTACAGGATATAGCGGTGTGTCCTCGGCTACAGGAGATAGCGGTGCATCCTCGGCTACAGGAGATTACGGTGTGTCCTCGGCTACAGGAGATAGCGGTGTGTCCTCGGCTACAGGAAGTGGTGGTGTGTCCTCGGCTACAGGATATAAGGGTGCATCCTCGGCTGATAATTCTACAGCTGTTGCAGTAGCATGGGGTTATGAAAGCAAGGCAAAAGGCTGTATTGGTGCTCATATTGTTTGTGCTGAATGGAAATATGATAATCTTAATAACGATTGGGTTTTTGTTGGAGCAAAGATGTCAATAGTTGACGGCGTAAAGATTAAAGCAGATACATATTACACTTTACGAGACGGTGAATTTGTAGAGGTGGAAGAATGAAGAAAAGAATACTTGCTTGTGTTGTGACAATTACATTGATATCAATGTTACTGGTTGGTTGTACATCTGTAAACAGTACAGACGAAACATCAGACAGAATAGATAATATGTTCGTGCGTGTGGGATGGAATAGTTGTTTAAACGCAAGGATAGTGTATGATACTGAAACTAAAGTAATGTACGCAATATCAGAAGTAGCATATAGTAGAGGAACAATGACTTTACTCGTTGATGAAAATGGTAAACCAAAACTTTGGGAAGAATAAAAGTGAGGTTTTATTGGAATTTAACTGAGAAAAACCACGAATAAATTCAACATTTAAACAAGATAGTGTAGAGGTGTAAAGAATGATTGATTGTAATATTACTGCAAATTATTTTGCTGAAAAAGCAAGATTGACGAAAAAACATAAACTAAATGGTGGTACATATATATGCAAACTTAATTGTGCTGAATGTCCTTTAAACAGTTTAAATAATGGTACAACCGATAATATGGCATGTTCGGACTTTGAAACATGCTATCCCGAAAAAGCAATTGCCATTGTACAGAAATGGTCGGATGAGCATCCACAGAAAACATATCTTACGGAGCTTTTGAAAATCTTTCCAAACACTCCACTTAAGGATGATGGAACTCCTAAAGGTATATGTCTGTATGAATTAGGGGCGACGAGTTTAGATAATTGCGAAGTAGACAATGCGTGTGCTAAATGCTGGAATCAGCCTATTAAGGACGGTAAAAAATGAACGGAACAACCCTCGGTAAATATTATGATTTTTATGCCATTGATGAATATTATTGTGAAGATGATGAAGTTTTACCAAGACCTCTCAAAGTTATCGGCAAACCTTGTGGGGCAAAAATTTATAAAAAGCACATATACTTTCATTGCCGAAGTATGTTGAGATAAGGAGTGATACAGAATGATAAACTTTGAAAAAATCAAATCAATGAGTATTGGCGAAGTGTCGGGTGTAAAACCTAAAAAATTAAAAAAGAGGCTAAAATTATGTTAGATGTTACCACAGCAAATGAAATTGTTAATGCTTTACAATGTAAAGGGAATAATATTGAATGGGTGAAAGACATTCATCTCAAAACTTTTATAACAATGGATTCATTTGTTAATGTTACCATACGAAATACTGATTATTGGGTTATGCCAATAATCTCATTTACAAACACAAATGCAACTATATTAGGGTTTGTAAATGAGCGTACTGTTTATGAAATCGGCAAATATAGTCGCACAACTTCAAAACAGTTCACGAACATTTATAATGCCTATTTTTCTACTAATTATTATGACAGGGTTTATATGGAAAAAACGGTGTAAATGATATGGTGTAAACTGTATGTCGGGTGTAAAACTCAAATTTATTAAAAAAGAGGTAAAAAAATGAAAATAGTTTATCACAATGATGCTGATGGTAAATGTGCAGGTTTTTGGGTTAAGGAACTCGCTTATGTAACAGAATATATCGGTTATATAAAAATGGATTATGGTAGAGAATTTCCATTTGATAAGATTAAGAAAAATGAAACAGTATATATTGTTGATTACTCAATCGAACCAAATGAAATGGATAAGCTTCTCGAAATCACACCAAATGTTACTTGGATTGACCACCATATTTCAGCAATTAAAAAATATGAAAACTATGACAAAGAAATTCGTGGTGTCAGATATGATGGGGTAGCAGGCTGTATGCTTACATATTGTTATTTGAAGCACATGACGAATGGTGGTATTGGCGACATTAAACCATTCGAGGAAAGTATGACGAAGGATGCTCCAATGTTTACAAAACTGATAGCTGATTACGATGTATGGACTTTCAACTATGGACATTTAACTAAAGAATTTCACGCAGGATTTAAAGCACTACCGAACACAGAGCCAACCAGTCACCAGTGGCTGGAATTAAATGATCCTGTATATGGTTATGGTGCTACAGACGCTTTAATTAAGGAAGGTGTTTCAAGGGTTCAGTATCGCAAAGAAACAATGACACATTATTGTGAAGCTGTCGGTTTTGAGGTGATGTTTAACGGTTACAAATGCTTTGCTGTTAATATGGGAATGATGAGTAGTGACGATTTTGTGATTAATAACATTGACGATTATGATATGCTGATTGGCTTTGTTTTCAATGGTCACGAATGGAGATATTCTCTGCGTTCAACGAAGGTTGATTGTTCAAAGGTTGCTATGTTGTATGGTGGCGGCGGTCATAAAGGTGCTGCTGGGTTTAATACCAAAGAATGTGTTTTAGAAAGGTGATTACTATATGAAACAATTATTGATTGAAAAGAATATCAAACCGACCGATGACGATTTACAACTTATTAACACCTACACAAGAATTGCGGTAGATGAAAATGATGTGTACTTATTCTCAATTGTACTGTGTGACAACGATGTTGACCGTGACGGCGAACGCTTTACAACAGTTTCGCTTTATGAACTGGCAGAGCTCTTTGTTGGAAAGACAGGAATCATTGACCACAATCCGAGTGCCAAAAATCAGGCGGCAAGAATTTTTAGTTGTAAGGTTGAGAAAATTGACGGTCGGAAAACGGCTTTGGGTGACGATTACTACAGGCTCAAGGCAAGGGCATATCTTCCCGTTTGTGAGAGCAACAGGGATATTATCCTTGCGATTGACAGCGGAATTATCAAGGAAGTAAGCGTTGGCTGTGCCGTTGACAGGGTTGTGTGCAATGTGTGCGGTGAGGACATTGCGATGTGTACTCACAAAAAGGGCGAGGTTTATGGCTCAAAGCTTTGTTGCGGTGAACTTGTGAACCCGTATGACGCATACGAATGGGGCTTTGTTGCATCCAAAGCAGATGAGAATGAAAGTGGTGGAGGAGCGTAATGATAAAAATTATTAAAAACGGCACAGATTGTGTGACGAAACTGTTTCGTCAGGATGGCAGTTGGGTTAAGTTTGAGTGCAAAATGTGCGGTTGCATTTTTGAAACCGATATTTATTCAATCAGAGCTTTTAGCAATCCTGTATATAGAGAATCGGTTTGTCCACAATGCCTATCCACTACCAAGAAATTTGGTGCGATTGGATAATAAAATACATATTTTAAGGAGGTGTCAGAAATGGATATAACGACAATTATATCAATTGTGGTTTCGGCAGTTGCGGTAATAATTGCAATCGCTTGCGATATTTGTATTGCTGTAAATCACAAAAAATTAAAGAAAGCTGAAAGAAAAATAAAAAGCCTTGACATCTACATAAAAACTACAAAAGCGTATATGAATGCTCTTGAGCAGGATTACAGAGAGGTGATTAAGAAAACTGAGAGGGAGGCAGTGTAATGTTAGATTGTGAAAGACAAGTAATGAAAAGTTTATCAAATGAACAATTGATTTACCTTATTGAACAGTTGCTTCATAGTCAAGGGTTGATTAGCACTATCTGTGTGGAAGAGTCTAAATGGCATATAAACTCTGATGAAGCTGTTGAACAAATTCGTGTGAGTCTTTACGATATGCCCAGCATAGACAGTAAAACTCTGCCTGCATATATTGATATGCAATTAGGTAAAATTACTAACGAAGAGTTTAGATGTATTTTTTGTGGTTAATAAGGAGGATTGGATAAGAATTGAGTAATTGTATGTTGTGTTTACATAAACAAATATGTCGATATAACGACGGAGTTAATGAATGGTGCAAGTCAACATACAAATGTCCTCACTTTAACGATGACGATGTATCATTTTGGCTTTATGCCGACATTGACGAGGTTATGGACTACATCAAGGCTAAGAATAATGTTACAAATACTTAGCAAAGGAGTGGAATAATGTTACCTTAGCAAAAGGAGGAAGATATTATGGCAAATTTTGAAAATATTACAATTGAAAAGGGTATGTATCAGACAAAGGGCGGAATTTCGG